TAGGGTCGCTTTTTTCTTACTTAGTCGTTTTTCTAGTTTATAAATATATGCCTGTTGTGTAGCTATAAGATCAAGTGAAGTGCTTACAAAATGGGCTTGCTTTGCATTTGTCTGTAATAGCTTTATTGAATAAGGCTTAAGCAGTTCAATATCTTTTAAGTTATTTATAAACTGTATAGACTTTTGCACCTCAAACTCACCTTCAAGGCTGTAGGTAGATGTTAAAGCCTTGATAATATCTTTCATTTGACTGGAAACAATTTTTCCTCAATCATCTTAACTATGGCATCATCAACGTCATTATCTGATTTTGCCGCCAAATCTTTCAAAAGCGACAAACAAGCTTTGCGTAGCGATTCACTTCTACCAAATTTGATAATCAAATTAACAAGAAATTTAGACATAAGTTTGTATTATCTTTTTCAAACATACCAAAGATTACTGGATCTTGCCTTCTAACCTGCTTACCGCCTGTGATAACTTATTTTCTCTGCGGTTACTCATATTTGATAAAGTCATAGCCAAAGCTGTAACTGCTGCTCCTATTAATGCTGCTTGTACCTCTGTCATTGCTTAAATCTATAATTATGCCTATTATTGCTAATAAAACGAGATTATGGCAGAAGAAATTAAAAAAGGCCCAATAAAAAAATTAAAAGAAACTATTGAGGACAAAGAAGAACAGCTAGCTTTTATTTCAGTAATAGTCAGATTAGTTGTAGTTGGGTGGAGTGGATTCATAGTATCCCTTAACTACATAACAATTCCCAACTATAGTAACGAACCAAAAGACATCACGTTTCCTGCCTCGCTTCTAACTGGTGCATTAGCTAGTTTCGGTCTTGAAGGTGCTAAAAAAAGAGGTGATGGAACATTTAAGCCAGAAGATAAACCATTAAACAAGAAAGAAGTTGAAGCGTTACTAGCGTCACAGTCAGGAGGCTATCAAACAATTAGAATAGAAACGCCTATTAAAATTTTAGGTGCTGAAGTTGTAAACAAAAAAGAGGACAAAAAATGAAAAAATTAATCCCAATATTACTTTTGGCTTTTAGTCCTGCTTCATACGCAGACATAACTCAAAAATTTACAACATCTGCACAGATCACTGTAGATATGCCATACAGCGTTACTAATAAGCTTGGAACGACTTATTCATTATCAGGTAACAATATCACTCCCTCTGTAACTTCTGGAGGATCTACAACCTCTGGAGCTATCGGTGGATTGAATGTTGGATCGTTAACCGATTCAGTACCAGCTTTGGCATGACCAGTTTATCCAGTGGAGTTCATACTTGCACGGCAGGCGGTAGTGGTACTAGCTGTATTGGACAAACAACTGTAACGATCACCATTGACTAAATTTTGGCTGCTATTAATAATACTATTACCTGTCAGAATCTTTGCAAACCCAGTTATACCAACGTTTCGTACAGGGAGTTCAAGTACAAATTCCACCTCCCAAAGTGTAGTAACAGAAAATATTACCAGCTATCAATACCGTACAGGATATTCAGTAAGTGTTTCAGGTCATAATATTGAAAGTAATGACATTAATGGATATATCAATTCAATCCCTACAGCAGAATCTACACAAACTGTTAATGGTATTAATTTTTCATACACAAGTCCTAATCTGGAAGGTATGCCAAGATGGAAAATAGTCAACGAAGGTCAGCCATTTTCTTTAGTAGAAACAGTTATTGGGAGTGGAATAGACACAATAACAAAAATAGATCGAGTAATAAATACAACCACAACAACCACCGTAGAAACTACCTTTGGGCAATAGCTTTAATCCTTTGCCCTACAAGGGTTTTAGCAAATACAACAGTGGCATCTCCTAGCAGTAATGCACAAGGAACTGTCAACAATAATGCAACCCAAATAATGCCGAATAGTAGTCCTCAATTTAGAATGTCGCAAGGTATTGTTTGTAGTTCTCCAAGCCTTACAATCACTCCTTATGTAACCGATTCTCATACATTTAACTTACCAAGACAAGATGTTACCAGACAAAATATTTATGATGAAGATACTGGTGCTATAAAGTACGTCCAAGAAACTCCTAGATTTGAAAAAGATAATTTTAATATTAGTTATGGAATTTCTGCACAACTAAACATTCCATTAGGAACATCTCCAAAACTTTGTCATAAAGCAACTGAGATTAATATAAAAAATCAAGAGTTGTTATATGCCAAAACTAAACTTGAGACTGCTTTATTTCGTCTGAAACTCGTATTTCATTTAAAGACGTGTTCAATTCAAATAATGATTCATTAATTACTGAACCAA